CTCCAGTTGAGTCCAGTTCAGTGGTAATTAATTCTACCAATGGCATTGAGATGCCCATGAGCCTGATCACTGTCAAAGAATCCAAAGCTGGAAGTTTCACACAGGTAGTTCCTGAATATCACAAGTTAAAAAACAAATATCAATTGATGTGGGATCAAGCCAACTGCGAAGGCTATATCAAAACAGCAGCAGTGCTGCAAGTCTACGTGGATCAGTCAATCTCTACCAATACATTCTACAACCCTGCGCATTTCGCAGATCGAAAGGTTCCTACCACATTGATTGCTCGCAACCTTATGCTGGCACACCACTGGGGTGTCAAAACATTCTATTACAGTTTGATCAACAAACAAGGTTCTAAACAAAAAGATGACGAATTAGTTGACTTGCCCCACAACATTGAAATGATGGATGAGGATTGTGAGTCGTGCAAGTTGTAGCATGTAAAGAATGGAAAGAATTTAAAGGAAACAAATGAAAAAGCGTAATTATACATCGGAAACAGTTCGTCGCCTGCAAGGCAGTGTTCAAGTTGAGCATACATTGGCACGTCGTGGCGCACACAAACTACGCGAACTGTTGGCCAACGAACCGTATATCAACACTCTCGGAGCCTACAATGGCCAACAGGCTGTGCAACATGCCAAGGCCGGACTCAAGGCCATCTATCTAAGCGGTTGGCAAGTGGCTGCTGCCAATAACACACAAAACACAACCTATCCAGATCAGAGTCTGTATCCTGTAGATTCGGTGCCACGTGTAGTCAAGGGCATCAACAATGCTTTCCGACGTGCTGATCAAATTGAGCACAGCGAAGGCGAAGTTACCACAGATTACTTCTTGCCTATTGTGGCTGATGCCGAAGCTGGGTTTGGTGGTGCACTAAATGCCTATGAGCTAATGAGCCACATGATTGAAGCAGGTGCTGCCGGTGTGCACTTTGAAGATCAATTGGCGTCGGAAAAGAAATGCGGACATCTGGGTGGCAAGGTTCTTGTGCCCACAAGCCAAATGATTCGCACACTGAACGCCGCACGTTTAGCCGCAGACGTAGCAGGGGTCGACACAGTTATCATGGCTCGGACCGATGCCGAAGCTGCCACACTGATTACATCAGACCATGATCCACTAGACAAGGACTTTATCATCAATGAACGCACAGAAGAAGGATTTTATAAATTCCGCAATGGAATTGACGCTTGTATCGCTCGTGGCCTTGCTTATGCCCCTTACGCTGATCTACTTTGGTTTGAAACTAGCACCCCCGACATCCAACAAGCCAAACGATTTGCAGACGCAATCCATGCCAAGTATCCAGACCAGCTGCTGGCCTATAACTGCTCACCCAGTTTCAACTGGCGCAAATTTTTGTCTGAAGAAGAATGTGAAACATTCCAGCGAGAACTTGGCGAATTAGGCTACCGGTTCCAGTTCATTACACTGGCAGGTTTTCACAGCGTCAACTTGGCCACATTTGAACTTGCTGAAGCCTATCGCGAACGTGGCATGGCTGGGTATTCAGAAATGCAACAGCGTGAATTCGCTGCTCAAGAACGTGGCTTTACCACAGTCAAACATCAACGTGAAGTGGGTGTGGGATATTTTGACTTGATCAGTGAAGCTGTTGGTGCTACAAGCACAGTGGCCAACAAGCACAGCACCGAAGCACATCAATTTTAATGACTGACCACGAAGCATACAGTTTATATCCTAGAGACAATATCTGGTATAATAAACTGTATCTTGCAGAAAGATTGGGTTATAACGCAGGTTACGGGTTGATCCCTCATGATGGTGAGTTTGTTATCAAACCAACAATTAATTTACATGGTTGTGGTATAGGAGCCAAGATTGGTTATTATAAAAGAAATGACCCAGTGCCACATGAATATTTTTGGAGTGAAGTTTTTACTGGTAGACACATCACTATAGACTACAGTAAAATCAACGGTCATTGGCACCAAGGACATACTTTTGAAGGACTCAAAGACGATCAAGATGATTTGTTAAAATTTAGTTTGTGGCGTAGAGTAGAATATCCTTATGTTCTTTCTGAAATTTTCAATGACATACACAGTGAAAATTTAAATATAGAAATAATAGGTGATAAGATCATTGAGGTTCATTTGCGACACAACACAGATCCAGTTGAACATGATTGTTTTATTCCTATATGGAGCAACAAACAAAAATGTCCAACGGACTATGTGAGAATCGACGATCTTGAACAGCATCCTGGCCGGCTAGGATTTTTTATAAGGGAAGAACATGAGTAAAGAACAATACAATTTAAAATCAAAAACAGACTATTTGAATCGCAAAATGTTTTTAGATCCAGCTGGTCCTGTGACCATTCAGCGATTCGAAGAAGTCAAATACAACAAGCTGGCCAAGTTTGAGCAAGAGGCACGTGGCTTTTTCTGGGTGCCTGAAGAAATCAGTCTCACCAAAGACGCACAGGATTTCAAGGAAGCATCAGACACAGTAAAGCATATCTTTACCAGCAATCTGTTACGCCAAACAGCGTTAGACAGTTTACAAGGTCGTGGCCCAAGCCAAATCTTTACTCCAGTTGTAAGTCTTCCAGAACTAGAAGCCTTGGTCTACAACTGGACATTCTTTGAAACCAACATCCACAGTCGCAGTTACAGTCACATTATTCGAAACATTTATAATGTGCCTAAAGAAGTATTCAATACCATCCACGATACCAAAGAGATTGTGGACATGGCTTCTAGCGTGGGCAATTATTACGACAAACTACATCTGATCAACTGTGTGATTGAAACAGGCGAAAAAATTGATGAGGAAAAACATATCCGGGCCATTTGGATGGCACTGAATGCCAGTTATGCATTAGAAGCGTTCCGTTTCATGGTCAGCTTTGCTACCAGTCTAGCCATGGTGGAAAACAAGATCTTTATCGGCAACGGCAACATCATCAGTCTTATTTTACAGGACGAAATCTTGCACAAGGATTGGACTGCCTGGATGATCAATCAAGTGATCAAGGAAGATCCACGTTTTGCACGAGTCAAGCAAGAGTGCGAAGCCGAAGTATATCAAATGTATCTGGATGTGATCCGTGAAGAAAAGGCCTGGGCCGACTATCTGTTCAAGCATGGTCCAGTGATTGGTCTCAATGCACAGATTCTCAAAGATTTTGTTGATTACACAGCCGCTGCTGCCCTCAAAGAGATTGGTATCAAATATCAAAGTCCTGCCCCAAAGTCTACTCCAATCCCTTGGTTCAACAAGCATGTCAACACCAGCAACAAACAAACTGCACTGCAGGAGAGCGAATCAACTAATTATGTTATTGGTGTGATGAGTGACAATCTCGACTACGACGCACTACCACAACTATAAGGAGAACAAAATGAAAGCTATTGTATGGTCAAAATATCACTGCCCTTTTTGTGATCAAGCCAAGGCCTTGCTCAAGCAAAAAGGCATTGAGTTTGAAGAAAGAAAGATCGGCGATGGATTTACCAAAGAGGATCTACTGGAAGCAGTGCCTACAGCACGAACAGTGCCACAAATCTTTCTCGATGATAAACTCATAGGCGGGTTCACCGAACTCAAACAACATTTAACAGAAAGCGCATAAATGCAACTCACAGCAGAACCAGGACAAGTTTATACCTTTAAATTAAACAGCGGAGAAGAACTCATTGCCAAAGTCAAACAGGCCGGCGGCGATTGGATTGAAATTGAAAATCCAGTCAGCGTGGCACCTGGACCCCAAGGTATGGGACTGGTTCCGTCGATGTTTACCGCAGGAATTGACTCAGAAATCAAGCTAAATACTGCAAGTGTATCCATATACGCATTGACAGAAGATGCTGTAAAAATGAAATACATCGAAGCTACAACTGGAATCCGAGTTCCAGACAAAAAAATCATAATGGGATAAGGAGTATATCATGGCAGCACCAATGCAACGTGTAGGTGACTTCAACAGCGGCGGCGGCATAATTGTCAGTGGTGGTCACCGCAATGTGTTGGTCAACGGAAGACCTGCTGCTACTCCTTTTGCTGTAGTAACTCCGCATATAGGTTGCGGCAAGAAAAATCTGAAAAGTCTGCTGCACTGTCTTGCTCTAACTTTGCCAGGTTCATCTACTGTAAAAATCAATGGCGAACCGGTGATAGTAACCGGGGTTCCGGATACTTGTGGGCATAGTAGAGCAGGCGGAAGCCCCAATGTTGTATCTGCTGGCGGCGCAGGATTGATTGGTCAAGCCCTTAGCCTTTATAACACTGTATCAAGCCTTCAAAATCTTGCTAGCCGCTTGTCAGCAGGACCTCTGG